TCGTCAACAAATATGAGAATTCTGTCCGATGGACTTAGCACTACTGCCGCTCATAAAACAGGCTGTATTGTAAGAATTTTAGATGCCTTTGATTCAAATAAATTCAAAACAATTCAATCGCAATATTCATATATGAATCTTGATAGACAAGGTGCAGGCTTCCATAGCGGAGCTTGGAGGAACACAAATGCTATTTCTTCCATAACCATAAGATATCGAAATGTAGTTAACTTCAATGACGCTGATAGCTCTGATGGAGCTAGCAATTTTGATGCAAGCCGTCTTTCACTCTATGGAATAAAGGGATAAATGACCGCTACATACATTGCTCTTGCAAATACAACTGTGACAGGAACACCTTCGACAATTACTTTTGGTTCTATTCCTAACACTACTTATACAGATTTAGTTTTAGTGATGGAAACCATAACATCCACAGCCGCAGGTAAAATTGTTCGGCTAAATGGTGATTCTGCTGCTAATTATAGTTTTGCAAGAATAAGCGGCAATGGCACTTCAGCAACTTCTGGGGCAAACAATAATGGAACACAAATTCTAAGTCTTGTTGCAACTGACACATCCACAGAAAGACTTTTTACAAAAATTGACTTTATCGGCTATAGAAGAACTGGTGTTTGGAGAGTCGGGATTGTCAATAATGGTAGGGCATCTTCTGGCGTGGATATGCAAGCCTTTGCTTGGAGAAATACAAATGCAATAACTAGCATCGCTATTAGCCTTTCAACAGGCACATTTACTGCTGGTTCAACGCTAGCTTTATATGGGATTGTGAGTTAACTATGAGTGCTTGGACAGCTATTGGTCGTGTTGATGTTGGAAGTAGCGGAGCAACCAATATTACGTTTTCGTCTATCCCTGCAACCTATACAGATTTGGTTTTAGTGGTATCAGCAAGGTCAGCAAATGTTTCTACAGACGATTCGTTAAATTTTGACCTTAATGGCACTACGGCCAATCAAAGCATTGTCTTACTAAGAGGGACGGGAAGCACAACCTTATCTGCTACAGGAACTTATTTGGCTATGGGCTATGTTCCTGGTGCTAGTGCTACTAGCAACATTTTTGGAAATTCAATTTTATATATTTCTAATTATTCTGGAAGCACAAATAAATCCATGAACTCTCAGGGAGTTTTTGAAAATAATGCAACGGCAGCAATTCAGCAAACGCAGGCTATGATTTGGTCTAATACTGCTGCAATAAATGAAATAAAATTACGGTTGGATTCAACAAGCAATTTTGTTCAATATAGCTCCGCTAGCCTGTATGGCATACTAAAGGGCAGTTCTGGCGGCGTGACAGTTACCTAAGATAGGATAGAAACATGACAGACAGACCAACTCACCTAGTCGTTGACTGCTCTTTGCCAGAGGGTCACCCAGACAAAATTAAGCACATTCCCTATACTGACGAAGAAATTGCTCAAAGAGAAAAAGATGCCGCACAAGCCGCTATCGAACAGGCTGAGAGGGAAGCTGCCGAGGCTCAGAAACAGGCAAACAAAGAAAGTGCAAAGGCAAAGCTCGAAGCATTAGGTCTCTCAGAGGCTGAGATACTCGCACTTCTAGGCTAGTCATGGCTGAGGAAACAAACGGCGTTCGCATAACGCAACGAGACATCTACGAAAAGCTCATCGAGGTTCAATCGGTGCAGATTGAGCTAGTGGCCGATATCAAAAACCTCAAAGACTTACCTGCCCGCATGAATCGAGTAGAGCAGAAACTCGCTCGCATGGAGTGGATTGAGAAGCTCGTTTTTACGGCACTTGGTTCGGGTATTACAGGATTTATCGCAGCAATCTGGGCCTTGATTAGATGAGACACCCCTTCTCAAAGAAACTCATAACCTCACGCTTCGGAACTACGGCGAGGAGACTCACCGCACACCGAGGTCTTGACTACGCACCAAAAGAAGGGAAGGCGATTCCTGCCGTTGCAGCGGGAACAGTTCAAGCGGTCAAGTGGTCTTCAATACTTGGTCATGTTCTAGTGCAATCGGCATGGGATGAGATAAACGGCAGAACTGTTTTCATCGGCTACTGCCACCTTCAGGAAAAGCCAACTCTAAAAGTTGGTGACAGGGTAAAAGAAGGTCAGACAATCGGCAAGGTTGGGAATACTGGTTCTGCATCTAAAGGCGCACACTTACACCTGACCATTGGCCCAAGACCAACCTCAGTTTTCTTCGGGGTTGTTTTTGACCCTGAAACCTTCATTGACGAGCGACTAAGTGCCTAGCTGGAAACACCGCAGAAGACTTATCTATTTATCTTTTGCCCTGTCTGCATTCATGATTCTGTTCGGGGCAATTACCTATGAGGCAGATTCCTCAGTTAGCCGAGAGCTAATCATCGGTGGCGTCGCTTTGATTTCTATCATCCTGACCGCTTATACTGCTTTTGCTACTTACGAAGATGTAAAAACTAGAAAGGCACATGATGAGGATATTTAGTTTAGAGTTCTGGAGCTACGCAGGGGAAAGAGCAATCAAGACAGTTGCTCAATCTGCAATCGCTGTTCTAGGCACAGGCTCAATCGGGCTATTTGCTATTGACTGGGTTTCGCTTGCATCGGTTTCACTCGGTGCAGGGCTTCTCTCAATCCTGACCTCAGTAGCCTTCAAGAAGGACTAACGCTCACTCGGAAGAGTAGCTGCCCAAATCCCATACTTCTGACCCGACTCAACCGCATACCTAAAGCACTCGGCCTTGACGGGACAGGTATCGCATAGCCTCTTGGCAATGACAATAGACAGCCTTCGGCGTGTCTCATCTCGAATTTCCTCGGGATAAAATAACTCAGGGAAGTCTTCACATGGGACACCGCCAGCGGCGTGAATAGCCTTTAGCAAGCGGTAGTGCTTCTGGTCGAAATGTCCCATTGCCCTAGCCTAATTTGAAAATGTCGGTGGCAGGGTAGAAACTATGAGCATGTTCAAAACACACGCACCCGAGAAGTTCAACAACGCAACCCTACTGGGAGTCTTTGAAGCTGGTTCTGACGAGTGGCACAACGCTCGCAAGGACTCAATCGGAGGCTCAGAGATTTCGACAATCATGGGGCTAAATCCCTTTGAGTCTGCCTACGCACTATGGGCAAAGAAGACAGGCAAGATACCCTCACAGATTGAAGAGAACTGGGCAATCAGATTCGGCAAGGCTTTCGAGTTGCCAATCCTTCAGCTCTGGTCAGAGGAGCATCCTGAGTATGAAGTCTTCCTGACTGGCACTTACCAAGATGCCCTTATCCCATTCCGCCACGCTAACCCCGATGCGCTGGCTAGACACAAAGAAACAGGCGAGTGGATTGTGATTGAGGTCAAGACAGGCCGACAGACTTGGGAGGAGTTGCCTGCTGGTTATTATTTGCAAGTTCAGCACTACCTAGACATTCTCGGACTGAAGAAAGCCGCTTTGGTTGCAGTCGCAGGAATGACTTGGCACGACTACTGGATTGAGCGTGATGACTTTGAGATTGACATTGCCAGACAGAAGGCGATTGACTTTCAGGCTTGTATGTTCGCAGACCAACGACCTGAGTGGGATGGCTCGGAGTCAACTTATGAGGCTGTCCGTTACCAGCACCCCCTGATTGACGAGACCGAGGTCGAGATTGACTCGCTGCACTACCTGTCAAACGCACAGGCAAAGTATGACGAGGCAGCGGAAGAACTGCGCCTAATCAAGTCACAGGTTCTTGATGCAATGGGTCGAGCTAAACACGCCTACATGGAAGTTGACGGACAGAAAGTTCGCATAGCATCGAGGCAGGCAAAGGGAGAAGGTCTCCCCTATCTAGTAGTCAAGAAGGGAAAGAAATAATGGCTAGGTTTGACTTATCACAATACGCAACTGTTGAGGAAAGACTAAAAACATTTTGGGCTAATGAGAAGAACTCTGATGCTCGAATTATTACCCTGAATCACAGTAAGGATTCTGCCCTGTGGATTATCGAGACGAGAATTTATTTGACGGCAGGTGACCAAGCTAACGAGCTTCCAAAGACAACTGGTTGGGCGAGTGAAGCAAACTCGGATGCGTTCGCTTTAGAGCGATGCGAGACATCTTCAATTGGTCGTGCGCTCGCTAACTACATCTACTCAGGCTCAAAGCGTCCAAGCAAGGAAGAAATGGAAAAGGTTGCAAGAATGGATTGGCTCGAAAGAGCTGGTAGTCTTGGCACAATCGAAGAACTGCGAGACCTTTATGCACAAGCTAAAGCCAACAACGCTTCTCAGGAAGTCCTAGAAGGGTTGAAACTTTATGCTCAGCGATTTGAAGAGAGCCAAGCTACAAGAGCTGGAGGAGGCGTATCTGGTGGCAAGGTTTCGAGGACAGGAAAGTGAAGCTCAGTTCTGGAATAGGGAACTCATCGAGCTTCTGTTAGGGGTGTTGAGTGATACAGGAAATCCAGAAACAACTAGCGGAACTGATAGCGGAGAACTCTAAAGGTTCGACTGCGCTGTTCGAGGCCGAGAAGGCATTAGCTGAAGCCGAGTATGACTTAGACCTAGCCGAGCAGAAGGCTTACATCAAAGCCGCTGGCACAGTCAGAGACCGAGAGGCCATCGCTCGACTTGAGTCGGCAGACCTGCGCCTAGCAAGGGATTTGAGAAAGGCCGAACTCAACCGCATCAAACAAAAGGTCAAGTCAATTGAGACGGCTTCTATGGTGCTTGCGACACAGGCAAAACTCATGGGGCAGGAAACCCGTCTGTGAAGCGTCAGGATGCCATTAGAAGGGCTGTCGAGGCTCACCCCTACTGCCCACATTGCGGAGCTACAAATGGTCTCCAAACGCACCACAGGGCTTCTAGGGGCATGGGTGGCTCGAAGGCTATGGATAGGTTCGATAATTACCTGCGTGTCTGCGCTGCCTTGAACTATGCAATGGAATCAGATGCCGCTGTTGCGGCTGAGGCTAGAGACATGGGCTGGAAGCTAGGCAAGTGGGATGGCTTCGACTCGCCGTATTTTGACAGGGTGGCTATGCAATGGTTCTACCTGACCGAAAATGGGCAGAAAATAGCCTGTGACCCGCCAAATTACCTAATTTAGGCCGTTACCAAACTGTTATCCGACACGCCGAAAACTCTCTTGACAAGTTGTTACTGGTTGTTATAGATTGTTACCACAAGGGAAGAAAGGACCCAAAATGAAATATGCAGTAACGATTGACAACAAGCCAGTATTTACCTATGCAACTACACAGCTGACCAAGGTTGCAGTAATCAAGTGGGCATGGGATGGTGCTGTTGAGGTAGTCGCAAAGACATCCGAAACTGGCGAAAACTACATAGCTTGGGAGAAGTCAGTAAGACAAAGATACGAACACTCGAGGAACAAATTACACTTCATCATGCCAACACAGGTAAGCAAGTAAGGGGAAAGAAAATGACACAGAACAGAATTGCACTAGCAAAAGAACTTATTGCATTGGCTGATGTTTTGAGAAGAACAGGCACAGGCAGAAAAGATGATGTTAGAAAAGACATTCAATTTATTGTGAATGCGCTGATTGAAGATGGAGCATCAAAGGAAGACTTAGACGCATTTCTAAGGGTGGTTGCAGCATGAATTTACTTACAATCAAAATCTCTAGCACCATCCAAGACGAGGTTTATCTTGCAGAGATGTTTAAAAGAGATGGAAACGGAGCGACAATCTATCAAAAGATAATGGATGCCCGAATGAAATCAGGTTATGCCAAAATCGAGGCTACTCTCGAAGAAGTCAAAGAGCTTTACCAAGAAGCTGATTATTGGTCGGATAGCTTCGACCAATACATGATGTCGAGGGGGCAATGGATGGCATGGAAAGCATTGAAGAAACAGCTAAGGGGAATGGCATGAATCTAGTTACAATCAAGCAAGCTGCAGAATCATTGTCGGTGCATCCGAATACAATTCGCAACTGGATGAAGGCAGGGAAAATAAAGGCCATAAAGTTTGGGCCTAACACAATCAGGATTTCACTTGATGAATTGAAGGGGCAAGAATGG